ATATAAAGAAATGATTGGAGCGATATGATGATTGATAAATTTGGTGTTCAAGACGAGATCAAAGTCGAGTTGATTAAGAACACTCTGAAGACCCGAAAGATTATCGCCGTTGGTGGTGTTCCAGGGACTGGTAAGACTACACTGTTCCGTAAGTATATGGAAGACAAAGAGTGGGTTGAAACTGCCCCAGCGAAACTGGTAACTGCGATGTATAACAAAGACCGAGATCTCTACATTCTCGGTAAGTACGACGAGGGTGAAACCTTCGCTGGTACAGATCGTCTTTCGATGGCAGTCCAGCCTCCGCTCCAAGAGTGGATCGCCTCCCATAACTGTAACATCCTATTTGAAGGTGACCGAGTCTTCAACCAATCATTCCTAGAGTTCTGCATGGGTCTCCCGAACACCGAACTTCAGGTGGTTTATTTGAAGGCTCCGAAGGATCTCCTAGAACAACGCTACAAGGATCGAGGCTCTGACCAGTCCGAGCAATTCCTAAGAGGACGAGAAACTAAATATAGTAACATACTGTCTAATTTCGACTTGATGTCCTATATTACTGAGTTCAATAACACTAACTTAGAGGAGCAATCGGAAGTCCTTGCACATTTGGAGAAGCAACTTAGTTAAGCAAGACTTTCTGGGAGGCTATGCAATTCCTAGAAAACGCCAACTACGACTGGATGGATCTGCTCAATTTTTATGAGCGACCATTCCGAGCTAAACTCATCCCAGCTAAGGTATGGAAAGATCTAGACGAGTATGAAAACGACTCCATAGGTCTTTCTAACTACGTCAAGAAGTGGCGTACAAAGATCGAATGGATCGAACAAAAATCTAAGGCTAAGGTCTATAAAGACTTCATCGCCATTGGTGGAGAATACTCTCCCGAAGATCGCCAATGCACCTTAATCATCCATTCAGTAAACTTCGACAAACATCCATTCACCTGCGAGTCGTGGGATCGTTTCAAGTATCGTTTAATCCAAACTCTGATGCATGAGATGATCCACTTCATGCAGTTTGATCGTAGAGACGACAGCTACAGTAACTATATCGTTCCATACAAGAGAGTTGGGCAGAAGAAAAAGGATGAAGAGAGAAGATATCTCTCTGAGTTTGATGAGATCCAAGCATATGCTCACTGTGTATACCTGGACTTCAAAGTGTTCAAACCGAATGTTGACCTTGACACTCTGCTTGCTCGATGTAAGAAAAAGGTAGACTCTAGAACACTCCATTATTTTCTGAAGACATTTGACTATGATTTCAGAAACAATGAATCGCCTCGTAAGATTATAGACCAGATCGTTAAGTGGGATAGGAAGTATAATCGCTTGACCTAAATAGTTAGTTATTACTATAATCAACTAACTATGGCAGCTTACAAATACGCAGACATGGCTGTTACAGCCAAGAATATAGCAGACTTTCTGAAGAAGAAAGGTATTGCTGCTTCTGTCAAGACTTCTCGCTACCAGACTCAAATCAAGTCTGTGGAAGTTGCGTTCGCAGGTTCTCTTGAAGACCTGTTAAAGCAATCTAGCGTCACTGCTAAGTTAGCTGACATTTCAACTACAGACGAGAAAGCTATCTCTGGTAAGTATAAAGCCAAGTTGATGACACTTGGTGCTGCTGTAGCAGGTTGTTCAAAGGGTACTACTTGTTTCATCCTGAACACTTATACTGAGAAGGGTTCTCTTAAGACTAAAGACCTTGCTCCAGAAAAACTAAACTTAGCTGGTGCTAAAGGATATACCACTCTTGCCTCTTTTGATAAAGCAGTATACGATGGTATCGATAACTTAAAGGTTGGATCTGATATCAAGTCTGCTCTGACTGCCCTATACAAATCAGTGGCAGATAATAAAGCTAAGACCGATACAGTGGCATTCAATGCTGCTGCTAAGAAAGCAATGGCGTCAGTGAAACCCCAAGACCGCCAAGCTATTGGTAAAGATTTTGGTGAGATTCTATCACTGAGATGGTATCTGACACAAGACCATGGTAAGGGATGGACACAATTCGGATTCTCTGTTATCTCTAACGAAGCCCTTGTTGATTTCTATGTGAACAAAGTCGTTGGTGGTAAGAAGATTAAGTCCGATGTATCAGCCAAGTTTGAAGCTGGTGCTGCCCCATCTATTGGTGCCATCGTTTCGAACATCGATAAAGTTTACAAAGCGCCGAAGTCAGAAGAGAAGAAAGCCATCGATGTTCTGAAGGCTCTGGCTGGAGAAGACGGTAACACTTCTACTAAAATCCTCAAAGCATTCGAGACTCTAAAGCTACCAGCCTACACTAAACTAAAGTCTGTTGTTGGAGCTAAAGGCGCATTCAGTATTACTGATGTTTCATCTTCTATTCAGAAGATCGCTGCAGCTTCTAAGACTCCAGCAAACAGAATCAAGATGTTCAATACAGAGTACTCTAAGATCTACGAAGAGTTGGGTAAGAATGCTAGTCCAGATTCACTGGCTGTTGTATTCAGTACCGCCACTTATAAGAAATACTATTCACTAGTCCTAGCGCCGATGGGTTATGCTCTTGTGGACTATATGAATAAGAATAAGATCTACCAAGACATTCTAAATAATATCAGCCGAGAGATGAAAACCGAACAGGTATTCTTGAACTGTGTCGGTGACAAAATGGTATTCCACAAGAAGCTATTCTCGAATGCCGAGTTTAAGTTCGCTTACGGTGCCAATGCCAAGGATTCCGATAACACTGGTATCAAGTTCTCGATGAAATAATACGAATTATAAATAACTGTATACTACTTTATAGATGGATTAAATGAAAGATTACAAACAATTCCTAAAAGAACTCCCATCCAAAACGGTTGTTCTAGCCTGTGGTAAGTTTAACCCTCCGACGATGGGTCATGAACTTGTTATCAAGGCTGTCAAAGTGCTCGCCGAACAGAGAGGCGCAGACCACGTAATCTATGCATCTTCTGCATCAGATAACAAAAAGAATCCCCTATTAGTAGAAAAGAAACTTCAGTACCTTAATCTGGTATTTCCTAAGACTAACTTCGTTGAGTCCATGGAAAATATGCCAGCATTGATTAAGCACCTGAAAGAGAATTATAAGAACATCGTAGTTGTTACCAGTGCAGATAAAGCTGGTGCAATGCGACGTTTAGGTGTTGAGGTTATCTCGGCTGGTGAGAAAGATCCAGACTCTGATGACACACTCCGTTCTGCTGCAGCCAAAGGGTTGTATGAAGAATTTAAGAAGGGACTCCCAACTTCAGTTAGAGAGATCGACTCTCGCCGTTTGATGAACGATGTTCGTATCGGTTCTGGACTGGAAGCCATTAAAGAACAAATTAACTTAGTTAAAGACGATCTGCGTGAACAGTATTTCCGTGGAGAGATTTTCAATGTGGGTGAGATCGTAGAATCCAATGGTGAACAATTTGAAATTGTGAAGCGTGGATCGAATCACTTGCTTGTAAAAGAAGCATCAGGTAAACTTACATCGAAGTGGATTCAAGACGTGCAACCTACAGAGAAACAAATTAAACAAAAGAAGCATCCACAGATTGAGACAGAGAACTGTCCACAATGTGGTAAACATCACGAGGGTACTTGTCCAGAAGATTTCAGACAGCCGTTTGATCCAATGTTCAAAGAATCTTTTAAGACATGGAGAAAGAATAACAAATGACAGAATTATCAGCAGCCCTAAAAGTGGCATTGGCGAATGCATTCGTAATGTATTTCAAACTACATTCATTCCACTGGAACACTGAAGGTAAAGACTTCTCTCAATACCACGACTTCTTCGGTGACTTGTATGATGATGTGTATGGTTCTATCGATCCAATCGCAGAAAACTTGCGTAAGTTAGATGTGTATGCACCACCTAGCTTAATGGAATTGTATAACCATAAAACTCTTATGGAAGAATCTGGCATTCCAGATATCAATGGTATGTTGCGTGCTGCCCTTGCAGCTAACAACGAAGTCATTGCTAGCCTAAATAAAGTATTCGCCCTTGCTACTAAAGAGAACAAGCAAGGACTCTGCAACTTTATTGCAGACCGTATCGATACTCACGAGAAGCATGGCTGGCAATTGCGTGCTTCATTAAAGGGATAAAATGAAGTCGTTTATAACTTACCTAACCGAAAAGAAAGATGCCTTAGGGCACGGTTCTGACTCTAAGTCAGATAAGTTAACACACATTCATCACGCTGAAGATCGTCCAATCTTCCACGGTTTCTCTGGTTTCGAACATGCACATGGAGCTTTGTCTCACGCCCATGAGCATATGAAGGCTGGTCACCACAATACTAATCTTACAATGAAGTATGATGGTTCTCCATCAGTAGTATTCGGACACCACCCAAAGACTAAGAAGTTCTTCGTTGCATCTAAGTCTGCGTTTAACAAAGATCCGAAACTAAACTACTCTCACGAAGACATTCAGAAGAACCATGGACATGCTCCAGGTCTTGTTGCCAAGTTGGGTGCTGCTCTTGAACATCTACCGAAGGTTGCTCCGAAGAGCGGTGTTTATCAAGGTGACTTGATGCACTCACATGGTGATGTGGAGCATGATAAGAAGTCTGGTACTGCAAAGTTTACACCGAACACTATTACCTACACCGCAAAGGGTGAAGAAGCTAAGAAAGCTGCTGCATCTAAAGTCGGTGTAGTAGTTCATCAGAAGTATGAACACTCTGGTGGTAGTAAAGAACTACACGATATGGGCGCAACACCACACCCAGATATGCATAACTTCAAACAGCATGCTGATGTTCACTTAAAGTCTGCTGAGCACGATACAAGCAAAGTAAAGTATTCCGAGAAAGACCAAAAGGAATTCCACGGACATATGGCTTCTGCTAAGAAAATCCACGACACTCATGGTGGTTCTATGTATGCAGCAATGCACCCAGAACACAAAGGTGAAGGTGGTCATATGGGTACTTATATTAACGCTACTGTGCGTAATGATGAGACTCCATCTGCTTCTGGATTCAAGTCACATGTGACTGGTCACTTTGAGAAGCAAGCTGCTAAACTCAAGTCTGAAAAAGGACAAGCAGGTAAACGTGCAGCTGGTGTAGAACAAGTTGCTCATATCGAAAAGAATAAAGAACACTACGACAATATGTTTAAGATGCATGGTCATCTACAGAAAGCCAAGGATGTTCTAGTTAAGAATTTGAATCAACACACTGGTGGTTTTGAACATCACATCGATAAAGCCGAGACTGATCCAGAAGGTTTCGTTATCAATCACGAACACGAAGGTAAGACTGAACCAACCAAACTGGTTAATCGTAAAGAGTTCAGTAAAGCCAACCTACTAAAAATTAAAAAGTGGAATCAAGGCGCATGAAATCATTCATTGACTATCTAATCGAAAATAACTGTACGTGCTGGAAAGGTTACAAGCGTAAGCCTGGAACTAAACCTTGTGCTGAAGGTTCTTGTGTTAAAGAGTAAGAATATGATTACATTCAAAGAATTATTCGAAGCTAAAGACGCAGGTGGTCATGGTTCTGAGAAGCACCATGTGACTGCCTTTACTCGTATGAACCCACCAACAACTGGGCACATGCAGGTTATCAGCAAGCTACATGCTGTTGCCAAAGAACACGGAGCCGAACACTCTTTAGTAGTTTCTCACTCCAACGATGCTAAGAAGAACCCTCTAACTCCAGAGCAAAAGATTAAGCATTTGAAGCGTTACTCTCCAGAGACTAAGGTTTCATCTTCTTCTAAAGAATCTCCAACAATCTTACACCATGCAGCTGAATTGCATAAGAAAGGTGTTCAACATCTTCACGTTGTTGCTGGTTCAGATCGTCACGAACAAATGCATAAGCTACTTCACCAGTACAATGGTAAGGATGCTGGTCATGGTCACTATCACTTCAAGAGCATTACAATGCACTCTTCTGGAGATCGTGATCCAGACTCTGAAGGTACTGAAGGTATGTCTGGCACTAAGATGCGCCAGCATGCACACGAAAACAATTTCAAGGAATTCCGCAAGGGTGTTCCATCTCACGTTTCTGACAAGCATGCTCATGAGTTAATGAGTGATGTTCGTAAAGGTTCTGGTATCAAAGAAGAAGCTATCAGTTATAAGACTTTTGTAGAAGCACGTATGTCTGCTGCTGTTAAATTACAACGTGCGTTTGAACGTGAACAATCTAAGTCTGCTGCTTCAAGAGAACGTGCCAAAGAACTATTAGCACCAAAGAAGCCAGAACCAGTTAAAGAAGAAACAATCGACGAGACAATCGTAAAGGTTGATTCTGGATATGAAGTTCAGAGTCACACTGGTAAGAATCTAGGTAAGTCTCCAACTCTTGCGGGTGCCAAGAAGCGCCTTCGCCAAGTGGAGTATTTTAAGCACGTAAAGGAAGATATGGAGTTTGAAGATAGCATCGACGAAAGCGTCCACGATAATCGTACAGGTTTCGCTAAGAAGAAACGTGAAGACGACGAAGGTGGAGAATTGTACCGTCACACTTACAAGTACAATGTATCAAAGCCTGGAGTTAATGATGGTAAGAAGCATGAGCGTCATGTGACTACTCCATTGACACCTCGTAAGAAAAGTGACTTAGAGCATTTGGCTCGTGCTCACTTGACTAAGCAAGGCTACCAAATTCACGAAGAAGAGAAACGTGGTGCTTACAAACAAAAGTCTCCAGTAGTTATCGCTCCGAAAGACCCAAAGGCTAAGACATACGGTAAGATTGTTTCTAAGATCCGTACAATGGGTGAAGAGGTTGAACTCGACGAATCAATGACTGACTCTTGGAAGAGTGTTCAGTCCATGGACAAAGGTTCAGTTACTGGTGGTAAAGAACAAGTTAAGAAACGCCTTGCTTATCTAAACGCAGTTCATGCACACCATAAGAAGTTCGGTAACGACACTCACAAAGTCAAGAAAGAAATTGAAGGTATCAATCGTTCTCGTATCGCTGAAGAAGCAGAAGAGATCGAAGAAGCTACTCCATACTACAACAAACCATCTTTCCTAAAGAGCATGGGTCGTATTGCCAAGCAAGAACGTCTAGCCCGTGAGAAGAAAGAAGCCGAAGTAAAACAGAAGCCAGTTAAAGAAGAAGCTGAGTCTGTTGATGAAGGTGCCACAGGTTATAAACCTGGATGGATGTTACGCCAAGATCCTGTACTAGCAAAGAAAGTTAAAGACAGTAAGCGTGGCCATGAAGCACTAAAGAAGTGGGCAGGCAAACCAGTTAATAAAGAAGTTAAAGAAGAAACACAGGAGACAGAAATGGGATTAAAATCATTCAGCACCTTAGTTAAAGAAGGAACTTTACAATCGTCTGGTGATGATTCTATTCCTACATTAACTCACGCACCAGTAGCACCAACTATTCCACGTAAGTATATCAAAGGTACACCAGAACATAAAGCTCATAAAGAAAAGAGCAAGCCAATCAATGGTCACCCAACTGGTAAGTACAACGAAGAAGTTGAAGTTATCGACGAAGCATTGGATCCAAGTGAGATCGCAAGCAATCCAAGAATGTATAGCGCAGATTCTGCTAAGAAAGCATACTATCATAAGAAAGCCTCTGCCTCTGATAAAGAGTCTCTTGCTCGTCATCTAGATCGACACCATGGTAACAAAGAATGGCGTAAACCAGTTAAAGAAGAAGTCGAACAGATCGAAGAACGCAACAAAGAAAACGCTACAAAGCGTAAGATGATGGATGCTTCTCGTGGTGCTCGTTTCAAGCTAAACAATCCAGTACCTGATGCTGAACCAGAACACAAGAATGCTCAAGCACACAACAAAGCTATCGGTCGTGCTCTACGTAAAGAAGATGCTGAGTTGGAAGAAGCTAAACTTGTTGCGCCAACAAATAAAAAGCCAGCTATCGATATCGACAAAGTGCATACTGCTGGACAAGAACCACACCACGAAACTTTCGAAGATCATAAGAAAGTTAAGAAAGAAGGTTATACATTCTCTGATTTAGTTCAAGCACTAAAAGAAGGTATGTGGCCAGGAACTCCAGAATACAAAGCTAAGTACGATGGTGCTAAGCAAGGTGGTGGTGCTGGTGTTAAGAAGGGTTCACGTTATGGTGGTTCTCTGCAGAAAGATGAACCAGAAACTGATAATGATGCTGCGCCAAAAGCGGGACGTAAAGTCGGCTCCAAGTCTGGTGCTCGTAAAAATCTTGGCAATTCTAAATTGCATAAATAATAATAGTCCAATCAAGGAGAAATAAAATGGCACTATGGGGAAATAAAGACAGCAAGGCTGTTACTGGTACTATCGCTGTAACAAACAACAGCAAAGCAGTTGTAGGTACAGGTACTACATTCACAACAGAACTAAAGAGTGGTAACACTCTTGTTATCGCTAACGTAGAATATCGTATCGATTCTATCACCGATAACACTCACCTAACTCTAAACGTAGTATATGCTGGCACTACAGCTGCTGACTTGACTGTTCTAGCTAACGAACAACCAGCGTATCTACCAAGCGATTCTTTGGCTCAAGTTTACGGTGTAGACTCTGGTAGCCCACGCTACGAAGCAGAGTTGGCAGAAAACCGTGCACGTGGTTTGAAGACTCCAGGTTGGGTTAAGTACACTACTTACCAAGACTCTGAAGGTAATACTCGTCACAAAGTTGAGACTCTAGTAGCAATGGGTACTATCGCTGGCGATGCAGCTGACGATGTAGTTCTTGCTGACGACTAATAAATAGCTATGTAACGATGGGGGAATTGTTCCCCCATTTTTTTGAAATGTAGGGTATGACTGAAAAACTAAATGAGAGTAATTTCCTTCTTTATGCGATGCATCATTATGACAATCCGCAGTGTCATAGTCTTGAAG